CATGACTTTGTCGTCTCTCGAGTTAGTCCTGAACTCTCTATCTTCCAAGATAGATCGCCAGGCTTAATCTCGGCATTCAACATCGTTTCTATTGGAACACGGTATGCCTCTTCCCGTAATAACGGGCAGAAGGTTACTTTCAAACTTGAGCTTCCGACTATGGATACTGAAGTTCCTACTACTGTTGCTCACAAAAATTATTTTGAAGCAACCTTTTCAATTTCGCATAGTGCAACACTACAGGAAAGAAAGAATCTTCTAGCTCTTGCTAGAAATCTCCTTGCCGATAGTGTCGCTACTGATTCAGTAGAATCTCTATCTCCTCCATATTAATTTATGGGCGATTACCAGAACCTACTGTGCCTTATCATTAATTTGATACGGCGCTTAATTGAATACTATGGAACAACATAAAAGGATAACCTTTATGACCAAAGACATAAGTCTTTCGTGTATCCAGTCGGTACTCGAGAGTATCGACACTCCTAGGAGTTTAGCTGTATATTTGTTATTTAAATATAACGAACATGACCAGCTAGTCTCCTTAGAGATCGATGCACTCAAGTATTTGAGCCCTGTGACGTTTCGACATGACTACTTGGCAACTAAGTTTCTTTCTAAGTATCCTCACTTATCACTAAGTGTTGATCCTCTGAAGGAAGCCCAGAAGTCATTTAGAGATGCTGAAACCTCCTGTAAGGAGACCAACCACCGATTCTTTCGATGGCGTAATAACCGCCTCAGTGCGGGCCGCGAGATTAACAGCATACTCCATGCTGCTTCTCGTTTGGCGTATTGCATCCTCGGGGATATTGACACAGCTGATCTTATCGACAGCTGTGGTTGGGGTCCAGGGGTTACGAGCTCCTGTAAAGGAAGTAACGTAAGCCTCTACAACAAACTGAATAGTAATATTCAGTTAACTGCGACTATGAAAACAGTGGGTTTTCATCGAATTATCGATGAGTACCCCCAGTGGGCTAGGAATTTCCTAGACCAAGGAGCCGGATTAGAGTCCATATCTGGACCCTTCTCCGTGCTGCTCCCGGATAACTTTGTTGTCCCTGGGAACACTGTCACCTTCGTACCTAAAAATGCAAAGACCCATCGACCTATAGCAATCGAGCCCCATCTGAACATGTTTGTTCAGAAGGGTTTCGGCTCTCTCATCCGGAAGCGGTTGAGAGAGCACGGCCTGAACCTTAATACGCAGACTAATAATATTAGTCTTGCGAAAGAAGGTTCAATTACGGGTCGTTATGCTACGGTGGATCTTTCTAGTGCCAGCGATACTATCGCAGTTGAACTAGTTAGGGAGATACTTCCCCCTAACTGGTTT